CATCTTTGACCACTCGTCTAAGACTTTCTCTGGAAGCTTTAACGACGGTCAGAACCTAGTCACTGGTATACGTTTTGCCATTGCTAAGACAGTCAAGATTACTCACGTCAGTATCTGGAAGACTTCTGCAGACGCACTGACTTCTCGTGAAGTAGCAATCTATAACAATGCAGGGACACAGGTCGCCTTCGGTACTAGCTCTTCTGAGCCTACCGGTGTCGGTCAGTGGATAGACATCCCTCTTAACACTCCTCTGACACTGACGGGTGAGGGTAACCTACCTGTCTTCTCTAACTACTATACTGCAGTCTCTGTAAGACGGGAATATCCCGCAGTCAATGGATACTATTCCATTACTGGTTATTACGACTCGACCTCTTCTGTCTATACTCCTGCACTAACTGAAACCAACGCAGGTGAGAATAACAGATACGACTACATCGGATCGAGTACATCAGTAGTCAACGCGACTAGTGGTGCCGGAGCAGGTGCAGACTACGGTATGGATCTTAGATGGACAGACGCTCCTCTCGGGGTGAATGCCACACTAGCCAGTACCGACGATTCTGACACTTTGTCGTCTAATGCTGCCCTACAGATTAAGGCATCCCTCTCGTCGACAGACGTAGACGATCTCCTTAGTTCTACGAGCACTCTGGCGATTAGGGCTACACTCTCTACGACTGACAGTTCAGACACCCTGTCTTCGAATGGTACTCTCCTAATCAAGGGTACTCTTTCTAGTACAGACGCTTCTGACACCCTAGTAAGTACAGCCACACTTCTGATCAAGGCGACACTCGGAACTACTGACGCGGACGAAACACTCTCCGCCAACGGTATTCTCCAATTGACCACGACAGGAACTCTGGCAAGTACTGACAGTAATGACACTGTCTCTTCTACCGCTACGTTGCTCATCAAGGGCACACTCTCGGTGACGGATGCCTCGGATACTCTCACGAGTTCTGGTGCACTACTCATCAAGGGGACTCTGGCAGTCACGGAAGGGGACGACACTCTCGATTCGTTGAGTTTTGTCGGTGATGGTCATACAGGCTTTGTCGCTAACTTCGACGAGAACGATACGCTGTCTTCTATCATCCTCAGGGGTGTCGAAGGAACTGTCTTTGTCTATGAGGGTGACGACACTGTCGTGAGTGCCTCTAGGATTGCCATACGAGCCTCTCTGGGAGCTTCTGACGTAGACGACATACTATCTAGCGTCGGACTACTGAAACTCTCTGGTACCCTGTCTGTGACGGATATGGATGACTTCCTTACTGCCTTCGGTGGTAAACCTCGGGAAGCCTCCCTCTCTCTGACAGACGATTCTGACATACTAATTTCGATCATGATCAGAATTCCATACGGTATCGAAGAGAATGAGAGCCGTCTTCCTTATGACGTAGAGACTAACTCGAATGGATCACCATTCCAGACTAAGACTAACAATCTTTATACTAATCTTCCATACGATGTAAAAGGATAACAAATGGCTGGTAGTACATTTCTCGAACTAACAAACAGAGTCCTTCGGAAGATTAACGAAGTCGAACTTACAGAGAGTAACTTTGCCTCGACAAGAGGTCTACAGTCTATCTGTAAGGACGCCGTTCGTGACTCGATCATGGAGATCAATCAACAGGATTGGGATTGGCCGTATCATGCAATTCAGACTACTCAGACGTTACAGCCTGGGGTTAATGAATATGTATGGCCGATCGATTTCAAGACTGTTGATTGGAATTCATTCCAGATTGTGAAATCCGAAGAGTTTAACATCAACAACACTCACCTCAGATACATCGACAGGGACGAGTGGTACAGCTATCAAAAAGATATAGACGAAGACAACGGCGTCAACGGACGTCTCCCTGTCTATGTCTTTAAGTCCCACGGTATCGGCTTTGGTGTGACACCAGCCCCTGACAAGACCTACACGATTGAATATCGATACTACAGGAATGAAACTCCGATGTCTGTCTTTGGTGACAAAACGGATATTCCGGTACAGTTCGATAACATCATCGTCATGGGTGCTCTTTGGCATATGAACCTCTTCCGTGAGAATGCTCCCGGTGTTGGTATCGCCCAAGAGAAGTTCAAGGCTGGTATCAAGGCAATGTACAACATTCTTGTCGGTATCCACGGAGACCATATCAGAGACACTCGGGTCAACTTCGGTGGGCCGGTAGATGTCAGCAATGGAGTATATCACACATGATGGAAACACTTGAGAGCCAAAAGGTCATTAGTATCGGTGGGCTCAATTCGACAGTCAATCATCTTATGTTGTCTGACTATGAACCAGGTTCTGCCGTAGAACTAGTCAACTTTGAGTCTAGTCTTTACGGTGGATATCGTCGGCTCTCAGGTTTTCTTCCCTTCTCAGAAGGTGCTCCTGAGGTTGATCCCTCGGGGGCCGAAGGGCCTATCCTTGGTGTGGCATTCTACGGTGACTCCCTCTTTGCTGCAAGAAAGCAGAAGGCTGGAAACACCTACGACTTCTACACCTACTCTGGTTCTACTTGGACTAAGCTTCCTACGGCATTCACTAAGAGCTCTGTAGGTGTCCTCCGTATTCGACACAGAGAGTTCAACTTTAACGGGACTCCTAAGATCGTCTTCACAGACGGTGTAAACCCAGGAATGGTTTATGACGGTGTCACATGGACACAGATTCTCATAGCAGGTTCTGGTGCGAGCTATGCAGCCGCAGGTGGCAATCAGACAATCGATAATCCTGAGTACGTAGAAGTCTTTAGAAACCACGTCTTCTTTGGTAAGGACCATCTTGTCTGCCACAGCTCTCCTCTCTCGGAGTATGACTGGACGGCCGCTGGTGGTGCGGGGCAGATCCCGATTGGTTACTCAATCAATCAGCTCAAGCCTTTCCGTGACGAGCTCTACGTCTTTGGTGTCACCCAGATCAAGAAGGTTTCTGTCTCTGGTACAGACTTTGTCCTCAATGACGTGACGACACAGATTGGTTGCCTCGCTGGTGACTCGGTACAGGAAGTAGACGGTAACCTAGTCTTCCTCTCTCAGGACGGCTTTAGGCCGATCTCTGGTACTGACTACATCGGAGACGTCAACCTTGAGACACTCTCTCGTAAGATCCAACAGCTCGTGACTTCTGAGGCCGAGACTAACGACATGACACAATTGACGTCAGTCCTCATCCGAAGCAAGTCTCAGGTTCGGTTCTTCTTCTCTAGTCCTAGCAAGAGCACTAACGCCACCTATGGTATCGTCGGTTGTATCCGTGCTGGACAGGATGGAGCCACTTCTTGGGAATGGGGTCGCATCAAAGGGATCAGAGCTTCTTGCTGTGTCTCGAAGTATATCGGTCCTACCGAGTACATCATCCATGGTGACTACAACGGTAAGGTCTATCGTCAGGAACAGGGTAACTCTTTCGACGGTGCCGCCGTACAGGCAATTTACAAGACGCCTTATCTCGACTTCGGTGAAGCCGGTGTCCGTAAGACGATGAAGAGAATTCGGTTGTTCATTCGTCCTGAGGGACAGTGCACCATCTCTACCAATCTTACATACGACTGGGCCAATACAGAAAAACTCAATCCTGACACCTACTCATTTGATGGTGCTACCGAAGGGGCTGTCTACGGACAGGCGATCTATGGAGTCTCTACTTATGCTACAACTACTACTCCAGTACTTGTCACTAACGTGGAAGGATCGGGTAACTCAGTCCAGATGGCTTATACGACATACGATACAAAATCTCCGTACACCATTCAGGGTGCGCTCTATGACTTTACCGTAGAAGGAAGAAAATAATGGGACTTAGTTATACTCGTCAGAGTTCAGCTGAAATCGTCGACGGTAATGAAGTCGAGGCTGGACCTATCAATGCTGAATTCAATGCCCTACAGGGAGCCTTCGACGGTAACCTTGGACACACTCATGACGGAACGACTGGTGAAGGTCCTAAGATCAACCTCACGACTTCCATCACTGGTGTCCTCCCTACGGCCAATGGTGGTATCTCTGGTATCAACAAGTTGGATGCCACAGTCAATCCTGCGGCTAACAACGACAATAGTCAGGGATATGCAGTAGGTTCTCTCTGGATCAACATTACCTCGAAGCTAGTCTTTATTTGTGTCGACGCCTCTGGTGCCGCCGCCGTCTGGACTCGCTTCCAGCCCTATGGTGGTCCACTGACTTCGATTGCATCTTTGACTACTGCAGCCAACCAGATGCTCTATACGACTGGTGTAGACACATATGCCACGACTGCACTGACACCGTTCAGCAGAACACTCCTAGACGATACTGACGCCAGCACTTGGCTGAGTACTCTGGGTGTATCTACCTTCGTCAAGACTATCCTAGACGATACTGACGCCTCTACAGTACTGAGTACACTCGGTGTATCTACATACATCAAGACACTTCTCGATGATGCCGATGCCACTACTGCAAGGGCTACTCTGGGTGTCTCTATCGGTACTCAGGTACAGGC